GGGCGTCCTGGAGACCGCTCACCGTGGAGATCGCCTGGGTTCCCGTATGGTTCGCCCTGGCGGTCGCGTCCACGTTCGGCACGTTGCCCAGGCCCACCATCGAGCTCGTGATCCCCGACACCGTGCCCGTGAAGGTCGGCGAGGCGAGCGGCGCTTTCGCCGCGAGGGCGGTTTCAAGGCCCGTTATTTCCGAAAGGCCATGCGAGTGAGTAGATGGAGGGAAAGTCGACGGCTTGCCGGTAATTGCCACCCAAGCGGTGGTGCCTACCGGGCCGGTTGGGCCTGTAATGGTTGAGGCTGCGCCAGTCGGCCCTGTGATTGCTAATAGGTCGATGGTCGGGGAACCCCATGCCCCGCCGCTCTTTGGCCCGTACAGGTCAGCGGAAGCAGTGTCGATGTACCAATCGCCGTTGCTCCCAAAAGTTGAAAGCGGTGTTCCATCACCGGCCAGAAGCGTGGCGCCACGCGCCCCTGTCGGCCCGGTGGCGGTTGGCCCTGTTGCGCCAGTTGGCCCTGTCACCTGCGACTGTGGGCCGGTAGCGCCCGTTGGCCCTGGTTGTGTCGAAACGGCACCCGTCGGGCCTGTCGGGCCTGTCGGGCCGGCCGGCCCTCCTTCAAGCTGTATGCCGTTGCCCCAGGAACCTGAGGATTTAGGCCCATACAGAACGCCGTTCGACTCGTCGAGCCAAAAATCGCCAGATGCCCCAAACGACGCGGAAGGAGCGCCCGGCCCAGAATAAAACTTTGCGCCGTCTTGGCCCGCCGGTCCTGTTGCACCAGTGACGCCGCCGCCTGGCCTCCAATCGCTGCCGTTCCATGTGAGAACGCTTCCAGTGGCTGGCGCCGTGGCATTTACGGCGCGGCCTTGCAGTTGCGTAGCGTTTCCGCTGGATGGCGAAGATATTGAAAAAAATGGCATGGCGAACGCCTAAAAAGTAATTGAGCCGCTTGCGTTGAAGACGTACACAGTATCGCCACTAACCGTCGAAACGGTTGGGGAGCCTGTCGTTGAGACAGCTGCCTGCGGGGCGCGCAGGATCACGACGCCAGAGCCGCCGGCGGTTGCGGCATATCGACCGAAAGCAAAGTTCGCGCCTCCACCGCCGTTGCCCGTGTTTGCTGCGGCAGTGGCGGGCGTCGCGGACGATTCCTGCCCGCCATCTCCTCCGACCGCCCGAGTGACAGATGACCCAGTGATTGACGAGGCAATGCCAGCGCCACCAGCGCCGCGATTGACCGCGGTGCCGTTTCCTCCAGCACCGCCAGCGCCGCCGCCGCCTCCGCCGCCGTAATTTGGCGCAGACGATGAACCGCTGCCGCCCGCGCTGCCCTGCCCACTGGTGGCAGCACCGCCAGTGCCGCCGCTAGCACCAGCGCCTCCGCCGCCTGAGCCGCCCGAAGCACCATTTGGCCCGGCGCTCCCAAAACCGCCGCCGCCGCCGCCGCCCACAGCGGTCAGCCCCAGCGCAGACGTGTTTTCTCCATTTGAACCAGGCGCATCGCCACCAACGCCCGCAGCGCCTCCGTTACCAACCGTGACCGTGTATTGAGTGCCAAAAGACAAAACCGTGGAGCCAGCCAGATATCCACCAGCGCCGCCTCCTCCACCGTAGTCACTACCGCCGCCGCCGCCACCACCGATAATCAAATACTCCACCGAAAACCGACGTTGCGCAAACATGCCGGCCTTGCCCCTCATGACAAGTCTCCTACCACGAGCCAAGTGTCTGCGTCGTAGAGGATCGCCGTCGCGGAGGAGTATTGCGCCCGCAGCGATGAGCCAGGCGTGGCGTTGACCGTCACGCCCGTCGCCCCCGTCACGCTCACTGCGGCGGCACCGAGCCTCGCCACGTCGACGTGCGTGCCAGTAAGGAACGCCACTGAGCTCGCCGGCGGGATCGTGACCGTCAGCGTGCCAGTAGCCGCCGACATCGTCACCAGACGGCCGGCGTCCGCGAGCACGACCGTATAGTTCGCCGTGCGGGCGTTGATCGTTTGTGCGTCCGAGAAACTGCCCGTCGGCCCCGTGGCTCCAACAGAGCCCGTGGGACCGCCAGCCGGACCCGTCGGGCCAGGCACCGTCGAATCGGCACCCGTGCTCCCGGTCGGCCCTGTGCTGCCTTGGCTCCCCGTCGGGCCTGTGCTGCCCACGCTCCCTGTCGGGCCTGTCACCGTTGACGCTGCACCCGTAGGCCCGGTGACGGACGGCCCTGTGCTCCCCGTCGGGCCTGGCACAGTAGAAACTGGCCCTGTGGGGCCGGTGACATTACTAGAGGCACCCGTAGGGCCAGTGACAGACAGCCCTGCGGCGCCTGTCGGGCCTGTTGGGCCTGCCACGTTGCTGGATGCCCCTGTAGGCCCGGTCGCGGCCGCGCCGGTAGCGCCTGTCGGGCCGCTTTGAAGCTGCAGGCCGGCGCCCCACAAGCCATTTGCTTTTGGGCCGTAAAGAACCCCGGAAGAACCGTCGATAAAAAAATCGCCAGACGTGCCAACGTTTCCCGCCGGGCCTGTCGTTCCCCAGAACACACGCGCGCCGTCGGCACCTTGCGGACCAGTCGCCCCGGTGACGCCTTGAGAAGCCGTCCACGCCGATCCGTCATACGTCAAAACAGTTCCCGCCGCGGGAGCCGTTGCGGAGACTGGACGCCCTTGCAACTGCGTTGCATTGCCGCTGCTGGGGCTTGAGATTGTAAAAAACGGCATCGGCTAGTTCACTTCACTGGTAAGGCTGCTGCAGCTTGGCGAAAGTTGCGAAATGCAATGTCCTGTCACGGTTCTTCCGGGTCTTCTGGTTGTGGCTGCTGCAGCGTGTGAATCCGTCGAACGCGATGCTGGCGATCAGCCCACCGCCACGCCTGCTGCCCGCCACCAGGCACGGCCACCATGTACGTCAACGGCTGTTCGTTCTCCGTCATCGAGATTGTGTCGCCGACCTTTGGGTCTTCCGGCAGGTCGTCGATGTTGATGAAGAAATCCCTCGTCTCCATCCGCACGATTTGCCCGGCCGCATCCACAGACTCCCACCGCCCGTCCACGATTGTGGCCGCACACTCCAGCGGCATCAGACCGCCGGAGTTGTACGCCACTGTGACAGATAAATGCTGGCGCCGCACTTGGTCAAACCACGCGGAGCCTGCGGCGATCATGTCACCCACAACACACCTCGATGAAAGCACGGCAGGGCCGCGCGGCGGGCGAGAGGCTCACGCCGCGCGGCCACTGCTTGCGTGGGAACGAAACTACGCACCGGGAACGAGGAGCACGTCCACCGTGTTGTCGGTGGCCGTAGCGGCCTTGGCCGCAAAACCCATCGCGGTGCCGGTGGCCCCGGTCACGGCCTGGCCGTTGAACAGGCTCACCTTCGCCCCTTGGGCGATGGCAGTGCCGGCACCGGTCGGCTTTCCGATCGAGTGAACGCCGGCCACATTGAGCGCGCCGAGAGCGTTTGCCGAGATCGGGCTGGAAGCCACGCCGACCATTGAACCCACCACCACCGCCTCGCCAGCGGCCACGCCGGTCGCGGGCGTGTAGTCAATCACGCGACCTTCTGCACGAGTTGCCATCTGAAAGTACCTCTAAGAAATCGAAGGATTTGGAAACCCGGCGGCCTGTCACGCGGACAGGCCGCCGGGAACGATTGCTACATCACGCTCAAGCGGTCGCCATCCGGTAGGCGGCGTTCTTCTCGGCCTTGGCAACGCCAAAGTCGAAGTAGCCGCGAACCTGGATGCCGAGTTGATTGAAGTCCACGTCGGCCTGCTCCACGGTCGGCACGCGCTGACCGCCGAGGAAAGCCACCTCCATCGCGGGCAGGTCGGCCGGGTTGGCACAGAGCCACCAGGTCGTCGAGCTCGTGAGGTAGGTGCTGGAAACCACCTGGTAGCGGCCGGCCAGCACGTTGGTGCTAGGAGCGGCTCCGCTCGTGCCGTGGATGAGCGCCGAGCCCATCAGTTCGGCCGCGGTGATCTCCAGTTCCGGCGGAACAAGGAGCAGCGACGGGGCAATCCCAAGCGGGTTGCCGTCGGTGTCCTTGAGCTTCCGGTAGCTCGTCACGGCCGTCTTGAGCGAGGCCAGCGCCAGAGCGTTTCCGCTGCCGGCGGTTTCCTTCGCGTAGAAGGTCGCATTGCTCGACTGGAACTCTGTCCAGAACACGGAATTGAGCTTCAAAGCCGCACCACGCCCCAGGCGGGCCGGGACGGCAGTGAGAGCCCCCAGGTCGTCGTTGATGATGTCCTCGCGGCGGATGCTGGAAATCCGGCCGTAGGTCTTGGCCTGGATCGTTCGCGTCTCGTCGGAGGCGTCGGCGCTCTTGAGCTCACCGCCGGGGGCCAGTTCCTCGAACTCAAAGCCACCGTTGAGCCGCACGCCCGTGACGGCCTTGAAATCCGACACGGAGCGAACCGAGGCGATCCGATCCCACGTCGATTCCACGGCAGAAAACCCGGAGAGCAGGAACTTGCCGTAGGTGGCGCTCACGACGTTCGCGATGGAGTGCGTCGAGAACGCATGGGCGAGCACCTGCCGGATATTGCCGGTTGTGATCTTGTTGGAACCGTCGTAGCCACCCTCGCGAGCAGCCTTGATGAGCACCTCGCCCAAGCTCACGCCGCGGGCCTTGCCAGCGGCCTCAAGCGTGCGGGAGTCGTAGTGCTTCTCGGGGTTGGGAAGGCCACCGGCAAGCGCAAGGCTCGCCTCGACGACCGCGGGGCCGTCGACCTTTTCCACGACATGCACCGCCGGGGCGGCGGGGCGACTGGCACGAATCTCTCCGAGCAGTTCGGCCTTGATCTCGGCCTTGATCTCGTCCATCGACTTCTCCTTCACAGGTGCGGCCTCGACGGCCTTCGCCTCAACCTTCGGCTCCACGGCGACGCTCGCCGTGGCTTCCACCGCAGCAGCCACGACGGGCTCCTCGGCGGGCGTCTGCTTGGCTTCGTCAGCCATGTGCCCATCCTCATTCGCCTCCGCGGCGATAGCGGCCGATGTAGCGGCATCGGCACCGAAAAGAACAATCGAGACTTCTCGCAACGAGGAGCCTCGGACAACGGAAATAGGGCCGGTAAATGACCGGCCGTTGACGGTGACAGACTCGCCGGGGGCGACGTTTTCGATGCGGCCCGTGTCGGCACCGATCGACGCCTGGAACTTGAGCCCCTTTTTGGCGAGCGAAACGACGCGGTCGGCGACCGGGCCTTCGCCGATCAGTTCGCCGGAAAGCATGAGTTGCTCTCCGTCGTTGGAAATGGCGTTGGATTGCCCCAGCACACTGTCAAGGCTCGCGTCGTGACCCCACAGGATCGGCACTGCCTGCCGCGTCGTGTCCATGCCGGCCAGGTCAACCACGAGAGGGTTGCGGGACCACGACTGGCGGATGGCGGCGCCGGTGTAGGCCACCAACTCGAACGTCGGCGTGGACGGCCCTTCACCATCCGCAGCGTTAAGCAAGAACTCAGCCTGCATCGCCAGCATTTTTGGGGCGGCGTCGGCGGCCTCGATGCGGCGTGTCTTCGTGTTCCACGAGCGAGCGTTTTTCATTGCGTCGAATCCTCCGACGGGTCAACCGGCATGTCGTTGAGCGGTTCCACGAAAAGGCCAAGCTCCATTTCCATCTCTTTTTCGGCCGCACGCTGGACGAGCACCTGCCTCCAGTCTTTGCCTGCCTTTGCACACACGTCCGCGAGGGTCGTCGTGTTGTTCGCGAGCCGCACGCCCTCGGCGTTGGCTTCCTTGAGCGGATCGACGTGTTCGTTGCCGTCCCACGTCCACGACCAGTTCCACGCGGCAACTGGCGGCAGGCCGTTGGGAATGAGCCGAGGCACAAGGGCAGCCTCGTCAAGCCACTTCATCAGCAGGCGGTCGAGCACCTGCCGCTCAAGGTCGAGCCGCAGCGTCCGCAGGTGCTTGTGATACACCTGGTAATCCATGCGGCCGGAAGCGTAGTTATAAGTGCTGGAATTGAGGGCTGCGACGTTGAATGGCAGGTTCAGGCAGCGAGCGATTTCATTGAGGATGGCTCGCACGAACATGTCGTACTGCGACATGGGTTGCTCGGGCTTCATCTGCGTCGGCGACCACCCCTCAGGGGCGGCCATAATCATCCCACGCACCATCGGCACCGTGTCCCACAAGGCAACATCGGCCGATTCACGCTGTCCGCCTGGCGTGTTCGTGTGCAGGATGGCGGCAAAGTCTGCGGCCGTCTCGGCAGCCGTCACGACGGCCAGCGTGTACCGCCGAAGCATGGCAAAAAGTTCGAGGGCGGGAACGATTTCGCCGACGCCGCGATGCTGGCCGGGCCGCGTGGCGTGAAACCAGTGAAACACGTCATCGGCGTCGATCCACCTTCCCGTGTTCGTCCAGGCGTACTCGATGGCGCCCGGATGATGCCGCAGGAAGTAATACTCCGACGGATTGCCGTCGCGGTCGAACCGCACGCCGTCGATGTTCTGCGGGTCGATGTTCCCGGCAGGGTCTTGGCACTGGTCGCACTCGACCAGTTTCAAATCAAGCTGCACGCCATCAAGCCGTCGGTTGGTCGTGGCAATCGCGAACGATTCGCCGTCCACGACGCGGGAAGTCCGCATGATGCGGAGTTTGCTGGCAAGGTCGATGGCAAGCGACCAATCGTAGATCGCGTTTTCGACGGCTCGCGTTCGGGAAGGGTCAATGTCTGCGCCGAGGTCAAGCTGCAGCCTCGGCCCGGAGCCGATCAAATCGGTCGCAAGCGTCGAAACCATTCCGGCCAGATACGAGTTGTTGGCGTGCTCGTAGCGGGCTCGATTCCGCAACGTGCGGCGAACCATCGGCGACAGGGCGGCGTC